GTATTTACCTGTGTTTCTATTGTAGTCTAATATATCTGAACCACCGACATCAACTACTTTTTTCCTTAATGATAATCCTGTGAATTGATCTAACAAAGCTAATTTAACTTTACCTTGCACCGCGTCAGCACCCTTTTGATCTGCTTCACCTGTAATTGTATCAGTAGATTTACCATTAAAGATTCTAAATCCTAAACTGATTCCATCTAATCCTTTACCGTCAAATTGAATCGTTGCGGCTAATGCCCACAACTTACTTAACTTAAAGTTGATGTTATTGAGAATGTAGGGTTCCTTTTCTTTGTCATAGTTCACATAACTAATTTTACCAGACCCCTTCTTAAGTGAAATACCAACAATACCTTCTACTTTTTTAATTGAGTTAAAACAGAAATTATTTAAATGGGTTAGTGTCTTATGTTCTGGTAGATTACCATACTCTAACCACACATCAGCAGGGTTCCACTTATCTACATCTAAATTGTCATTGAAGTTGGCTTTATATAAAGCTTTAGCTTGAAGATTGATCGGGTGTTTAGAACTATCTTTAGCATATCTTATTGGTATTTTCTTACCTATCTTAGCCATTAGTGCGTTTGTTTGTTTTCTATGTGATAAGAACCAACTTGGTTGGTTTTCCATGTATGCAACTAAGCTCATTGCTTTAGATTTATCAAGGCCTTCAACTTTTGAAAAAACCTTAGGGTCAATCATTTTAAATTTGATCGATTCTTCTTCGTCTGTAGCCCCATGTTGTCTGGCCGCCAATACTAACAAGAAAGATGTTTCATTATCGTCGGTTGCATTAGTACCTCGTCCAGCTACTCTTCCTGCTAAATAGACTGAGTAGACTTCACTATCAAATTCAAATCTAAACATATCAAAGGCTGAACTGTCATTAGTGCCTTGTAATGGTTTGATAATTTGTATATTAGAAGCACCCATGTCTTTTTCAAGTTTATCTTTAAACTCTTTTGAAGTCAAGTTTCCTGTATTACCGATTCTTCTTGTTTTTGAAACAACTTCTAATCCCGGATCCAAATCAGCTATTTGTTGTTGCATTGCCTTTAAAGTCATTTCTTTTAATGTTAATTTTGATTCTAACTTTAACTCTGGTTCACCGAGACTATCCATCTTAGATAACCTATAAAATTCATTAGCTAATTCAAGACCAAACTTAGTATCAGAAGGATAATGTGCTCCTGCTATCTGTCTACTCTCACCAATTCGTAATCCAGTCTTTAATACATTTTTTCTATGTTCTAATGGTAATTCATCAGCAACTAATAGAGCAACTAAATAACCTTGTGTAGCGTGTCCTGAGGGGTATGACGGTGTCTTAGATGTTGTTAGAGGGAAGAATGTCATTGATAAACCTAAATTCTTAGCTAAAACTACTGGTCTAGGTCTGTTATATTTTTTCTTTAATGCTAGTAGAATCGGATTCGTTTGAGTCATCAAGTGTTTAATTCTAGTAAAGTCTACTTCAATACCGTAGGCATCACAATAGTCTTTGAAAGGTTTTATTACCTTCGTGTCGTACATAACCATCTCGTCTTCCCATTGTGTACGGAACTGACCTAATGACATTAATAACTTTAATTCGTTAAATGTTTCAGTAGATGAATTTTTAGGGAAAGGTTTGTTAAGGAACGAATCAAAGTCTATATCTTTATAAGCTGAGTAATCACCTTTAAGTTGTGCAAGTCGTTTTGCATCCAACTTACCGGGATGCACTAGTTTATCGATCTTATCGGGACTTGTGTGATATTCGTTTATTTGAGCGAAAGTCTTCATAGTAGTATTTATGTCAATACTATTTTTGAATTCTATGCTTACTTAGGAAAAGTTCTATATCAAAAATTGCTTCTGAAAGTTCCTTTATTATTTTTTCGTTGGGTTCTTTAGTTTTTTTCAACTCAATGAGTTGTTTCTTCAAGTCAACTTTGTGATTGAGAAGTTCTACTAGGGACTTACTTTTAATAGTCCCACTATCTTTTTCATTTAATGAGTTCATTTAACTTATTTATAGTATCTTCAGCAGAGGTGTGTAGAATACCAATTCCACCAGCTTCTTCCCAACATTCTATATTTCTATCTCTGTCATCAATCAATACTGCTTTCTTATGAGCAAATGCTGCTTTCTGACTACCTTTGAATGTTGGAATTATAGTCCAATAAGGATTAACATGTTCTCTAATCCATTCAATTTTATCTCTAACAACAATCTCTCTGTTTACTGTACCAGCTGCAGTTAAGATTTCTGTATGAATACCTGAATTTAAACACCAATCGGTTAACATCCAAGCATCAGGTAAAGGGTCCATTCTTCTAAACATGTGTTTAGCTGTTAACTCTCTTTTGTGAGTATCATAAGTATCATGACCTCTATTGTCATTCCACACTTTCTCACCTAACATTTCTGATATCTTAGAATGAAAGTCAGCTAGAACGCCGTCCATGTCTAAGAATATTTGTCTTACATTTCTATTTTCCATACTGTTAGTATACTATAATAGTACCCCTGTTGTCAACCCTAATGCTTCTTTAATCATATCTTTTGGTAGATATACTGTTACTTCTGTTTCACACTTAGAACATTTTAAGTTAGTTTCCATACCGATTGTTCGACCACTCTCATCTTCTATATCCTGATCACCACCCCATATCAAATCTTCATTACAATGATAACATTTCATATTAGTATTTAAAACTCTGAGTATTCTCACTGCTTATTCTCTTACCTGTTTCTGTTTGATCCATGATTGGACCTATGTCTACTAATTCATCTTGAGCAGATTGTTCACAATCATATAGTCTCATCTTAGACCTATCGATACCTAGTACAAATCTTTTATGATGTCCTAAGTCGTTATATCTATTCTTCAACTGTTTGACCATTACTTGATCTAGTTCTTCCATGTCTTCTGTAGATATCAAAGCAAACATGAAGTCTGCTGTTGCTGGTAATCCAAATGACTCTGAAGTATCTTCTAGTCCGACATCAGTTGAAGTAAAACCTGTTCTATTAGTTTGTGTTGCTGACATAATTGGTACATCAAATTCAACTGCTAAACCTCTTAGTTCTTCTGCAATACTTTTAATGTAAGTATATGTATTAACATTACTTCCTGGTCTTACTCTGAATGAAGCACAGATGTTTAGATAATCAATAAAGATAATCTCTGGTTTGAAGTCTCTCTTCAAATCAAGTTCTTGTAATAGATGTCGAATATGTCCACTATGTGCTGTTGCTGTTGGATATTCTTTTATGATTAATTTACCTTTAGTCTTCTCTCTGACTCTAGTGATTTTCTTTTCGAACATCATCTTTGGTAAGTCATTCATTGTATTCAATGAAACATCAAGTAGATTTGCATCTATCCTTTCAGCAATCTTTTCTTCAGCCATTTCCATTGTAATGTATAATACATTTTTACCTTGAAGTAATGAAGCTGATGCCATGTGACACATAAATAAAGATTTACCAACACCAGTACCTGCCATACAGATATTCAATGTCTTGTTTGGAAGTCCACCTTTAGTGATTTTATTCATCAAGTCTAAGTCGAAAGGAATTCTTTCTTCTTCTCTATGCATGAACTCATACCTAGGATCCCAATCTTCTAAGAAGTCATGACCAATATTACTGTCAAAAGATACTGATAATGCCTCTCTTAGAATGTCTGGTATCTGTCCTGACTGACCGTCTTTGTCTTGAATGATAGCAATAGAACTCATTACACCATTGTAAACTGCTCTGTCTTTACACCATTTCTCTGTAGACTCAACTAACCATTCGTCTGGTGTTTTACTATCATCCAACTTTATGTCTTTGATTAAGTTCAATGAGTCGGATATCAACTGTTGATCAACACCTTCCATTTCATCAATATCAATGATAAGTGCTTCCGTTGTTGGTGGAGTTTGATACTTTAAGAAGTATTCTCTGATTTGTTTGAAAAGAAACTCTTCGTCTCTTTCCTGAAAGAAGTCACTCTTAATGTAAGGTAAAGTCTTTCTTACGAATGCATCATTCGTTATCAGATTCTTCAGTATCGTCTGTTCTAGTCGTGTTGCCATATAAAAATTCTTCTTTTGCTGCGTCGTTAAGTTTGTCTAATATTTCTGGTGTGAAATACTTCTCAGGATTGTTGTTAATAGTTTTACCGAATTGTGTTGTTCCGTCTGGAAGTTGAACTCGTGTAGATGATTGTGTAAAGATACCATACTTGATTGCTAGTTCTAGTAATCCATAGTACCTGTCCAGTCCTTTCTCATAAGACAACATTACATCAACCATTTTATTTTCGATTGTAAGTCTTGATTTCTCATTCTTACAATGAACGATATTACCAATAACATCTTTTCCGTCTTTCTCTTTTTTCTTAGATAAGAATATAATTGATGAAGCAGCATATTTCAATCCT